TGGAAGTCGAGCGTCGCGAAGTGGCGCGGGCGTCGCGAGATTCTCTCTTGGACTTCTGTGTGCGTATGAATCCTGACTATAAGGTTGGGGCGCACCATAGGAAGTTGGCGGGTTTGTTAGAAGATATGGCGTTTGGGCGCAAAGACCGCGTGGCTGTGTCCGTTCCACCGCGTCACGGCAAGTCGTTTCTCGTGTCAGTCTATTTTCCCGCATGGTTTCTAGGCAATTTCCCTGATAAAAAAGTACTTATGGTGTCCCACACCTCAGATTTGGCTGTCGATTTCGGTCGAAAAGTGCGAAATTTGGTCGATCAGGACGCATATAAAGAGATTTTCCCTACTGTAACACTAGCAGTTGACTCAAAAAGTGCTGGACGCTGGAATACTAACGCAGGAGGAGAGTACTTTGCAACAGGTGTTGGCTCTGCTTTGGCTGGTAGGGGCGCGGATTTACTATTAGTTGACGACCCACACAACGAACAAGACATCATTAACGGCAATTACGAGGTATTTCACAAGGCGTATGAGTGGTTTACCTTTGGTGCGCGTACGCGTTTGATGCCGGGCGGTCGTGTGGCTATCGTGCACACACGCTGGCACCCCAATGACTTGATTGGGAACATGGCGAAAGACATGGCGCGTAACGGCGAGGCCGATCAGTACGAGTTTTTTGAGTTTCCAGCGATATTTAACGAAAATACGCCAGAAGAGCGGGCGTTATGGCCTGAGTTCTATGACTTAAAGGCTCTGCACCGCACCCGTGCGTCTATGCCCGCGTACCAATGGAACGCGCAGTACCAACAAAACCCCACATCCGAAGAAGGTGCCATCGTTAAGCGTGAATGGTGGAAACTGTGGGAGAGGGAAGACCCGCCAGACTGCGAATACATCATCATGACGCTTGACGCGGCGGCAGAACAGAACAACCGCGCTGACTTTTCAGCCCTATTGACATGGGGCGTGTTCGAAGATGACGAGTTGACCCAAGGTGCGGCGCACTTGATACTGCTGAATGCGATCAATGTGCGGGTGGAGTTCCCAGAGTTGAAAGACTTGTGCATGCGCGAGTACAAGGAGTGGGAACCTGACTCGTTCGTTGTTGAGAAGAAGTCCAACGGCACCCCACTGTTTCAAGAATTTAGGCGAATGGGCATCCCCGTGCAAGAATTTACCCCACACAGGGGTACAGGTGATAAAGTAGCGAGGTTGAACTCCGTTGCTGATGTGTTCAGATCAGGCATGGTCTGGTATCCTGCGGGTAGGCGCTGGGCGGAAGCTGTGGTTGAGCAAGTAGCCGCATTCCCAGCCTCTGAAAATGACGACATGGTTGACTGCACGTCAATGGCGTTGCAACGCTATCGCAACGGCGGATTTATTCGTCTTGATAGCGACTATGACGACAGAAATTATTTGTCGCGTCCGCGTAAAGCGGCGTACTACTAAGGAAGTAAATATGGCGATTGATAAAGCAATTTATGGCGCACCGATGGGCTTGCAAGATACATCAGGTCCAGCCTTAGAAATCGAGATAGATAACCCAGACATGGTGACTCTCGATGATGGCAGTGTAGAAATCACCATCGCACCGGGCGAAGAAAAAGGCAAAGACGGCACAGCCTTCAACGACAACTTAGCCGACCACATGGATGAGGGCGAGTTAAATCAGTTATCTGGTGACTTGCTAGAAGACTACGACAACGACATCAGTAGTCGCAAAGAGTGGGAGAAGACTTACACAGAAGGTTTAAAACTTCTTGGGTTGCAGTACGAAGAGCGCACTGAGCCGTGGAGTGGCGCGTGTGGTGTGTTCCACCCCATGTTGACAGAAGCAGTTGTTCGCTTCCAATCTGAAACCATCATGGAAACTTTCCCAGCGATGGGGCCTGTGAAGACACTAATCATTGGCAAAGAGACTCGCGAGAAAGAAGAGTCTGCCAAGCGCGTGCAAGATGACATGAACTATCAGTTGACTGAAGTCATGGTTGAGTACCGCCCAGAACACGAGAAGATGTTGTGGAACTTGCCCATATCGGGTTCTGCATTTAAGAAGGTGTACTACGACCCAAGCCTAGGTCGCCAAGTATCGATGTTCATACCAGCAGAAGATGTGATTCTGCCGTACGGCACATCAGAGATGACACTCAGCCCACGCGTGACACACCGCATGCGCAAGAGCGAGAACGAGATTAAACGTCTTATCAATGCAGGGTTCTACCGCGACATTGAGTTGGGTGAACCAAGCAAGACAGTTGACGAGATTCAGAAAGCCAAAGACAAAGAGACAGGCTTTAGCGCGTCATACGATGACCGCTTTCAGTTGCTTGAGATGCACGTTGAACTTGACTTGCCCGGCTTTGAAGATAAAGACGAAGATGGCGAAGAGACAGGCATCGCACTGCCATACGTCATCACAATGGTTAAAGACACCAAAGAAATTTTGTCTGTCCGCCGCAACTGGAAAGAGAACGACGAGTTACACAAAACACGCCAGCACTTTGTGCATTACCAATACATACCCGGCTTCGGAGCGTATGGCTTTGGTTTGATTCACTTGATTGGTGGTGCTGCTAAGAGCGCAACATCTCTTACACGCCAGTTGGTTGATGCGGGCACGCTGTCTAATTTGCCCGGCGGTTTGAAGACCCGTGGTCTGCGTATCAAAGGGGACGACACTCCCATCGCACCGGGCGAGTACCGTGATGTAGACATCACATCGGGTACGTTGAAAGACAACATCGTCAACCTGCCATACAAAGAGCCAAGCCAAACGCTGTTGGCGTTGATGAATCAAATCGTTGATGACGCACGTCGATTTGCGGCAGTCGCTGATATGAAGGTTGCTGACATGAGCGCAAACGCGCCTGTGGGTACAACGCTGGCTATCCTTGAGCGCATGTTAAAGGTGATGTCTGCTGTACAGGCTCGACTGCACTACAGTTTGAAACAAGAATTGAAACTCTTGGCTGGCATCATTCGCGACTACACAGACCCAGACTATTCATACGATGCTGATGGTCCACGCGGCGCACAAGCTAAAGAGGCTGACTACCACAAGGTAGAAGTAATTCCTGTCAGTGACCCGAACGCCGCGACCATGAGTCAGCGTGTGGTTCAGTACCAAGCCGTCATGCAGATGGCGCAACAGGCACCACAGATTTATGACTTGCCACAACTGCATCGTCAGATGTTGAATGTGTTGGGTATCAAGCATGCTGAGAAACTTGTACCGTTGGAAGACGACATGAGGCCAGTTGACCCAGTTACAGAAAACATGAACATCATCAAGGGCAAACCCGTCAAAGCGTTTCTCGCCCAAGACCACAAAGCCCACATCGCTGTCCACATGGCTGCGATGCAAGACCCCAAGATTGCACAAGTGTTGGGTCAGAACCCGCAGGCTCAAATGTTGCTGGCTGCGGCACATGCACATATTGCAGAACACCTTGGGTTCGAGTACCGCGCACAAGTCGAAGCACAGTTGGGAGTACCACTGCCTGCACCAGACCAACCGATGGACCCGAAAGTGGAAGCGCAACTCGCACCGTTGGTGGCACAAGCCGCACAACAGTTGCTACAAAACAACCAGAAAGAGGCCGCTCAACAGCAAGCCCAACAACAAGCACAAGACCCAGCCGTCCAAATCGAGCAAGCCAAGTTGCAGTTGGAAGGCAAGAAGGTCGAGATTTCCGAGAAGAAACTACAGATGGATGCGGCTGCGAAAGCAGATCAACTCGACATCGAGCGCGAGCGCATCGCTGCCCAAGAACGAATCGCTGGCATGCAGACTGGCGCAAAGGCTGAGAGTGACAAGATGAATCTCTCTGCTAAACAACAAGCCGAAGGCTTGCGTATCGGTGCAGAAGTGGCTAGAAACCAAGCACAGATGCAACAACAATCCGCTCAAAAAGCGCAACAACCGAAGGAACCTGATTGATAAAAGAACTTGAAATATTGCGAAAGAAATTTCGCGAACGCATGAACGAAGTAGCCGATAACGTAGCTACGGGTAAGTGCGCTGATTTTGGTGAATACCAAAAACTCTGTGGGGTGATCGAGGGACTGGCCTACGCAGAGAGGGATTTAATCGACCTCGCGGAAACGATGGAGAAAAACGATGAGTGAACTCACGCTAGAACCCGGCATGTATGCCATACCTGATGTACCCGCAATTTCTGAAAAAGAAGTTGAGAACATCCCCTTCGAAGAAAGAGCCAAGCAGTTGCCAAACCCACAAGGTTGGATGCTGTTGGCGGCAGTAATCGATGTGCCTGAGACATTCGAAGGCTCAAACATCATTCGTGCAGAAGCCACCCGTAGAGCAGACGAACTAACTTCGCCTGTCTTATATGTGATGGAACTTGGCCCCGAATGCTACAAAGATGAAACTAAATTCCCTAGTGGACCCCGCTGCAAAGCAGGTGATTTCGTTTTGACGCGCCCGTACGCGGGAACACGCGTAAAGATTCACGGCAAAGAGTTTCGCTTGCTCAACGATGACCAAGTAGAAGCAACCGTGCAAGACCCCCGTGGCATAAGCCGCGCTTAAGGAGATAGTTATGTCAAAATTTAAAGGCGACACGTTTAGATTCCCCGACGAAGTACAAGTCAACGTCAAAGACGAAGATACGGAAACGAAGGTTGAATTTGAAATTGAGGGTCAAGAACCCGAAAAAGTAAGTAAAAAGGTTGAAAAGCAAGAACCTGAGATTGAAATAGTTGACGATACCCCGCCAACGGAGACGAAATACGACACCAAAAACAAACATGTAGAAGACCCTACAGAAGAGGAATTGGACTCGTATTCGTCAAATGTACGCAAGCGTATTGAGAAACTGACCTATGCACGGCGTGACGAAGAGCGTGCAAAACAAACGGCTATACAAGAAAAGCAAGAACTTGAAAAGTTAGCCCAGTCGTTCGTTGACGAGAACCGCCGCTTGCAAGAATACGTGCAAAGTGGTGAGAAGGCGTACATGGAAAAGGTCCAGACGCTGGCAAAGATAGAACTCGACAATGCCAAGTCCAAACTCAAGCAGGCGTACGATGCAGGGGATTCTGAGGCTCTTGCTTCCGCACAGGAAGAAATGATGCTTGCAGGCATGAAAGTGCAGCAAACACAAAATTTCAAGCCTACCCCTTTACAACAGCAAAATGATGTTGTACAGTCCGCTCAAACAGCCCCCGCACCTGCGGCACCCAAGCTGGACCCGAAGACATCCGAATGGATAGAACGGAATCCTTGGTTCGGTGACGATAAGGAAAAAGCCATGTCAGCTTATGCGATGGGACTGCATCAAGAATTAGTAGACAAATACGGGCAAGACTTTGCTCGCACCGATGAGTACTTCACTCAAATCGACGACAACATGCGTCGCACATTCCCCAACAGGTTTAAGTCTGATTCAGATGACGAACCAACTGTTCGGGACACTCCCAAAAACAAACCCGCAACTGTTGTTGCGCCTGCAAATCGTGTGACGTCTGCGAAGAAAATTCGTTTGACTCAAACGCAAGTATCACTCGCCAAACGACTAGGGGTTCCCTTAGAAGTTTACGCAAAACATGTAGCTGCAATGGAGAATAACTAATGGCTGAAATCGACCGCACCGCACGTATCAAAACAACCCGTGACGCTATCAAACGCGTTGGGTGGCGCCCTGCTTCAGTTTTGCCAGACCCAGACCCACGTCCGGGTATTGCTCACCGTTGGATTGCAACATCTGTTTTGGGTGAATCTATGCATACTAACGTGTCTAAAAAACGACGCGAAGGTTGGGAAGCTGTCAGAGCCGAGGACTATCCAGAACTAGAAATTCCGGGTAATTCCACTGGCAATGTAGAAGTCGGGGGCTTGATGTTATGCGCGTGCCCACTTGAGATTGTGCAAGAACGTAATGCTTATTTTGCGATGCAAGCACAAGCTCAAACTGACTCTGTAGATTCGAAGTTCATGGGTCTTAGCGACCCACGTATGCCGACTTTTACTGAGAAAAAATCAAATGTGTCTCGCGGCACAGCTTTTGGTTCTGGTTCTTAATATTTTTTTGGAGTCTTAAATGGCATTTCCTACCGTTTCGGCACCGTACGGCCTAGAACCCATCAACTCGCTTGATGGTAAACCCTATGCTGGTGCAATGCGTCAAATTCCTATTGCTGCTGGTTTCGGCACCGCTGTTTTTAATGGCGATACCGTTCAAATCAATAGCGATGGTTATTTGATTAAATCAACCTCTACTAACGCTGGAACTATTGTTGGTGTTTGCATGGGCGGTCAGTACGTTAATTCGTCTGGTCAAACCGTGCAAGGTCAATATATCCCCGCATTGGCTTCAACTTCTGCAAACTTGGCTTATGCCTACGTTGTGGATGACCAACAAGCTTTGTTTAAAGTGGCTGTTGTTACCTCTGGTACAACTATGGGCACTGCAAGCCGTGCTGATGTTGGCTCTAACGTAGCTTTGGTTTTGAATGCAGGTAACACTAGTACTGGCAATAGCGCTTTTGGCGTGACATTGACTGGCGCTGGTACTACTGCAACCATCCCATTGCGTGTTATCGACGTAGTTGAGCAAACTGCCACAGCCGCCGGTGTTTACGCCGAGTTGTTGGTGAAAATCAACGTTCACCAATATAACAACACCACTGGTGTATAAGGAGTAAATCATGGCTATTTCACGCGCACAACTACTTAAAGAACTCCTTCCCGGTCTGAACGCTTTGTTCGGCATGGAGTACGCTCGTTACGGCGAAGAGCACAAAGAAATCTTCGAAACCGAAGCTTCTGAGCGTTCTTTCGAAGAGG